CACTGGCATGGTGGTGCTTGCTCCGTACATCGAGCTCGAAGTGAACACGGCAGCGGATGTGTATTCGCGCCTCGGCGCTCCTGCGGGCGCATCGATGAGTGCAGACATCGCTGCTGTGAAGACGCAGACGGCCGCCATCGAAACCGACACTCAGGACATTCAAAGCCGGCTACCCGCGGCGCTGGTGGGCGGTCGAATCGATGCGAGCGTCGGCGCAATGGCGAACAACGTGATGACGGCAGCAGCAGCGGCGGCGGATCTCACGACTGAGCTGCAAACCGGGCTTGCGACCGCAGCGGCACTTGCGACCGTGGATAGCGTTGTCGATGCCATCCAGGCCAAGACCGATAATCTGCCGACCGATCCTGCCGATCAGTCGCTGATCATTGCGGCGACCGACGCGATCATGACTCGGCTCGGCTCACCGGCAGGAGCGAGCGTCAGTGCTGACGTGGCTGCCGTGAAGTCTGATACGGCTGCAATCCTGACGGACACGGGCACAACCCTGGACGGCAAGATCGACACGATCGATACGGTTGTGGATGCCATCAAGGCGAAGACAGATTCGCTGACATTCACGCAGGCCGGTCACGTGGATGCGAACGTGCAGCGGATCAATGACGTGACTATCACCGGGAACGGTCAGGTCGGGACTGAGTTCGGTGTCTGATGGCGATTGGCGCGAGCTGGGCCGAGATATGGGCGCCAGTATGGAAAGCAGTTTGGACGCAAGAGGCACCGGAGCCAGAGCCTGAACCGGAGCCTAGCCAAAAGGCTGCTGGTAGACCTAAGAAACAGCGTCGCAAGCTCCTGGTCGAGATCGACGGGCAGGACTTTGAAGTATCGAGTGAGGAAGAAGCTGCGGTACTGCTGGCCCGTGCCAAGGCTCTCGCAATCCAATCGATCGAGAAAGCACACGCGGCACCCGTTCGAGTCAATCGCGGGGTTCAGCGTCCAAAGATCAGCACCCCGGATCTTGAACTGATCCCAGTCGTGCAGCAGGCGCGGCAGACGATCACGAGCCTGTACGACGACTTCAGCAGGGACTTGGAAATCGCAGCGCTGATGCGCAAGCGAGACGAGGAAGAGGAGGAGGCGATTATCCGCCTGCTCATGTGAGGGCGAAGAACCCGAAAGGGAATCGCTATACGAGGTTAGATTGAGTCAATGGGAGCGCCGGTCGGTAATCAGAACGCAGCACGAGCCAAGGTTTGGCATGCCGCGATCATGCGAGCGCTGGAGAAGCGTGGCGGCGGTGATCGCATCAAGGCGTTGGACGAACTCGCGGGAAAATTGTTGGACTTGGTTGCAACAGGCGATCTCGCCGCCCTGAAGGAATTCGGCGATCGGATGGACGGCAAGCCTGCCCAGGCCCTGATTCATCAGGGTGACGAAGAGGGCGGACCGGTTCGAGTTGAGAAGATCGAGCGCGTAATACGCCGTGCGGACGTTGCAAATAGAAACGGCTGAAGTATTCGAGCCGCTTCTACAGCCCGGACGATACAAGGGCGCGCACGGTGGTCGAGGTAGTGGCAAGAGTCATTTCTTCGGTGGTCTGCTCATTGAGGACTGCCTTGCTGAGCCGGGCGACTATGGCGAGGGAATGCGGGCGGTTTGTATTCGCGAAGTACAGAAGGATCTGGCCCAGTCCTCGAAGCTGCTGCTCGAAAGCAAACTGAGCGAGCACGGGCTGGGCGAGGCTGATGGCTTCAAGGTCTTTCGCGATGTGATCTCGACGCCCAAGGACGGGATCATCATTTTCAAGGGAATGAACGATTACACCGCGGACTCAATCAAGTCCCTAGAAGGATTTAAGCGAGCGTGGTGGGAAGAGGCGCAGACAGCAAAGGCACATTCGCTGAATCTACTGCGTCCGACGTTGCGTGCTCCGGGCTCTCAGTTGTGGTTCGGCTGGAACCCCAGGCTTAAAACTGATCCTGTGGATGTGATGCTTCGTGGCGAGGAACTGCCGACTGGTTCAATCGTCGTCCGGGCCAACTGGCGTGACAACCCCTGGCTCACGGCCGAGCTCGAGCAAGAGCGCCTGGACTGCTTGAGGCAGCAGCCAGAGCAGTACGACCACATCTGGGAAGGTGGATACGTGACGGTGGTCGAGGGCGCTTACTACGCCAGGTGCCTCACTGAAGCGCGTCAGGCTGGCCGGATCGGCCGAGTCCCTGCCGACCCTCTGCTGAGCAAGCACGCGTTCTTCGACATCGGCGGTACCGGTGCGAAAGCCGATGCTGTCGCGATTTGGATCGTGCAGTTCGTTGGCAAAGAAATTCGGGCGCTCGATTACTACGAGGCGGTTGGCCAGCCGCTCGCAACACATCTCGCATGGATGCGCGAGCGCGGGTACATGCCGGGCAAGTGTCAGGTGTGGCTGCCGCACGACGGTGACACGCACGACAAGGTGCACGATGTCTCATATGCATCGGCCATTCGCGATGCCAACTACCACGTCACCGTGGTGCCCAATCAGGGCAAGGGCGCCGCCAAGGCGCGTATCGAGGCCGGCCGGCGAGCGTTTCCATCGATCTGGTTCAACGAGACGACGACGCAGCCTGGACTGGATGCGCTTGGCTGGTATCACGAGAAGAAGGATGAGCAGAGGAACATTGGCCTTGGCCCTGACCATGACTGGTCGAGTCACGGTGCTGATGCCTTTGGTTTGATGTGCATTTCGGCTGAGCGGGCGTTCGGTCAGCAGAGCAAGAAACAAGCCATTAAGTACGACACACGTGGAATCGTATGAACCTAGCTGAAGCAGCTGCCTTTCGAGCATTGAAGGGCAGAGTGGACGACCTAGAGCGACAGGTGGCGGTTCTCGCGCGTCGCCTGGACGATGTGAGCAAGGCCGAGCGCGCGAAGGATGACAGCACGTTGAGGCTGAAGAAGAGTGGATAACGAATTGCTCATTGCCGCCATCGATGCGGCAGAGCAGAACTCGTACAGCTCTGACAGCGACACCCAGCTCTCGACCGATCGCGCATATGCGATCGACATGTACCTGGGCAAGAACCTCGAGCCCGCACCGGAAGGGCGGTCGCAGGTTGTAGACCGCTCGGTGTTCGAGACAATCCAGTGGATTCTCCCGTCCCTGGTCGACATCTTTGCGAACGGCGACGATGTCGTTGAGATTGCCGCGGTAAGTCAGGAGGACGAGGCTGGAGCGAAGCAGGAGACGCAGTACCTCAACCACATCATCCTGAACAAGAATCCCACGCTGTGGCTCACGACGTTCCTGACGTGGGCGATGGATGCCATGCAGACCAAGAACGGCTACTGCCTGGCGTACAGCGAGAAGCGACGTAACGAGGAGATCGATCACTACCAGCGTCAGACGCAGGAAGGCGTCGCACTGCTACAGCAGGACAAGGAAGTACAGGTCACGATCGACGCGGAGTACCCGGATCCAGACTACGTTCCGCCGCCACCGCAGCCGGTGATCGACCCGATGACGGGGCAGCCTGTCATCGATCCTATGACCGGGCAGCCCGTGATGCAGCCGGAACAACCGCATCCAATGCTGTACGACGTGACGGTCACGCGTGTGCAGGAGGAGCGCAAAGTCTGTTACAAGGCGCTGCCTCCTGAGCGCTGCAAGGTCTCGTATCACACGCCGGATTTCAGCATCTCCGCGGACTGTCCGTACTTCGAATACTTCGATTACAAGACGCTGTCGGACCTGCGCGCCGACGGTTTCGATATTCCCGAGGACATCCCCGACGACTGGCAGATCGACGAGGAAGAGGATTTAGCGCGCGACCAGTTCGACGAGCAGAGCTCGCGTACGGAATCGAACGAACCGGATCCGGCGATGCGCAGATATCGCGTGCGCATGATCTGGCTGCTGCACGACGATAACGAGGATGGCATTGCTGAGCGCCTGTATGTCGTCCGTATCGGCCAGCACATTCTGCACAAGGAACAGGTGTCGCGCATCCCGGTGGCGTCGCTCGTAGCGATCCCGAACGCTCACCGGCACATCGCAACCTCGGTTGCTGACATCGTCGTCGATCTGCAGCGGATCAAGACCGCGATCCTGCGCCAGGGCCTGGACAACCTGTATCTGGCAAACAACCCGCGCACGTTCATTACCGACAAGATCAACCTGGATGACGCGCTCGTCAGCCGGCCGGGCGGCATCGTGCGTGGCGAGCAGGGCGCTGTATATGGCCAGGATATCGCCCCGCTCGTGACACCGTTCGTGTTCCCGCAGGCCATGGAAGGTCTGGAGTACATGGACCAGATCCGCGAGAACCGGACTGGCACCAATCGCTACTTCACTGGCATCGATCAGAATGCCATGAACAAGACAGCGACTGGCATTCAGCAGCTGTCGAGTATGGCCGCCCAGCGAGTCAAGCTGATTGCTCGGATCATGGGCTGCGGCGTGGCCGATCTGTTCAGCATCATCCACGAGCTGGTCATCAAGGGCGGCCACAAGAAAGAAACGGTCAAGCTGCGCAATGAGTGGGTCGAGATTGACCCCGCGCAGTGGAAGAAGCGCACAGACTTCCGTATCTCGGTCGGCTACGCAGCCGGCAACAAAGACGCGATGGTGCAGAAGCTGCTACTCATCGCGAACATGCAGGAGAAGGCGCTGGCGGGCGGCTTGCCTATCTGCACGCCAGAGAACGCATATGAGACGGCTATCGAACTGACCAAGGCTTCAGACTTCAGTTCGCCTGATCGGTTCTGGACGAACCCGCAGAAGATCCCGCCGAAAGCGCCGCCGCCTGATCCAATCATCGAGGCCGAGAAGATCAAGTCGCAGA